TCTCCGACTGACAGGAACTCTCTTGACTCCTCGTCGGCCGCGCCGCACGCCACCTGCCTCCAGAGTTTCCTGAGGTGGCGCCCTGCCTTCTCCAGCGGCGGGTTGGGTTCTACGCACAGCACAATCCAGCCGCGCTCCTCGAAGTGAAGCGTATTCCCGCGGAACCCATCGTTCGCACCGACATCACACGCATATCCGAAGTCTGGAAGCAGCCCGGACAGATACGAGTCCACGCCGTTGTCCGAATAGAACTCTGTCACGCGGACCTCAGGTAGACGTAGTTCTGCACGGTGGTATCGACCAGTTTGTAGCCCCGCTCCAGCAGGTAATCGTGGGTCGGGCCGGTCTCGTCCCAGGATTCCACCACGACGACCTTGGGCTGCCACTTCTCAAGGTCGCAGCCCTTTAGGACGTCCACCTCGGTGCCTTCGGTGTCCACGCAGAGCGCGTCGAGTCGCGGGAAGGCCCACTTCTGCATCAACTGGTCGATGGTGCGGACCGGGACCTTGATGGTTTTCCATTTCGCGCCGGGCTCGGGGATGACCGTCTCATGCCGGTGGACCTCCAGCGCGGAGAACGCTTCCGGGTTGTTCAGGTGAACGTGGAACTCGGCCTCGTCGCGGGGCTCGCTGCCGCACGCGCAGATTTCGACGAACGTGCGGTTCGCGTGCAGGAACGGCTTGTAGTCCGGGTTGGCCTCCACGCTCAGCACGTTCCAGCGGTCGCGCTTCTCCAAGACGAAGGTGCTGTTCACCGAGACACCGTCCGAGGCGCCGACGTCGATGACGTAGCCCCGGTAGTCCTTGGGGAAGTGCTTGCGAATCATCTCCGACAGCCCGCCGTTGGGGGGCCAGAACTTGTGGGTCATCGCGCCATCGCTTTCTTGAGCCGCGCAATCGCCTGCCGACGGCTGGTCGCCATGAACAGGATGGCCTCGTAGGTGTCGTGCGGGAGCAGTTTGCGCGTGCTTTCACTCAGCAGCGAGTGGTGGCTGATGGTGAACTTCTCCCGTGGCACCCGCTCGATGGAGGTCGAGTCGGCCAGCACCTCCAGCACGGTGTCCCAGCAGTAGTGGATGCACTTGGGGTAGGCGAAGTAGCCGAGCGCGCCGCCCCATTCCTTCGTGATGAACATGAACTGGACGTAGTCCATCTCCTCCGTGACCACCCCACCGGGGTCTTTCACGATGGTATATGGCGAGATGAGTCCGACCTTGCCGGGGAAGCGGTCGCGGGACTCAAGGCAGTAGTCGTCCCAGCCTTCGGTCTCGAACTCGCAGTCGTCCAGCAATGCCCCGTACACCTCTGCCGGGGCCGAACTCCAGATGGCGTTGTAGCAGGCGATGGGTCCGGCCTTGGGCGGCGCCTTCACGACGAAACTCACGCGCTCGCCGTAGTCCCGTTCCGAGTACATCTCCTGCTGGTCCTCGTCGATGACCACCACGAGTTTGGCGTGCGTGGAGGTCTTGAGGAACGACGCGATCAGCCGCTTCAGCGGGCCGGGCCGGTCCCTCGATGGGCAGATGGTCAGGACTCTTCCGCTCATGTCTGCACTCCATAGGTTCGGGGTATCGCCTTTGGAATCTGCTCCGCGCCGCGCATGGCCCGCTGAATCACGTCGGTCTTGTGAATCACCGTTGACGCCAGACAGGAGTACAGCGCCCGGCAATCGGCCGAATACACGGACTCCCAGTAGCCGCCGACGTAGTCGTGGTTGATGGAGAACTCGCCCTTGTGGCTGTAGTAGATGCCGGTCTGCCCGCCGATGACGCCTGCCACCAGCGGCCACGCATAGTGCTTGAAGTCCGGGCAGGCGTACCAGCCGACGAGTTCCACCCACTCCCGCGAGACGTAGGGCTGGTCAACGTGCAGGCCGCAGTTGTGGTACGGCGAGACGACTCCGAGCCTGCCGGGGAACAGGTCAAGCGTCTCTTGCAGGAACCCGTCCCAGCCTTTGTCCACCATCTGCGAGTTGTCGGTCATCACCCCGTAGGCGGCGTATTCCGGGTGCCAGTCTACCAGCGCATTGAGCGAGGCGACGGTGTCAACGCGGGGGCCATAGTGCCAGACCACGCGCCCATCGGCGCGCTGCTTTTCGTCGGACTCGACCCCCGCATACAGTTCCCGCTGGTCGTCATCGGCGTAGACCAGCACATCGGCCGTCTCGGCTGTGTCCCGCACCGACTGGATGGCCTCCTCCAGTTGGCCGGGTCGGTTCCGGCTGGGAATCAGCACCGCCGTGCGTCTCATCATACGATTTCGTCCGGCAGGTCGCAGTTCAGCGACGGGTTGTCGGGCATCATGTCATCGGGAGGAGGGTCCACCGAGCCGCCCATGCGCTGCACCTCGACTGAGCAATGGAAGGTGCCGAGGCACCAGCGCGCCAGGCTGGGATGGCGGTATGTGGCGATGAGGTAGGGGTCTCCGGCGGTGGGGTGCTTCAGCACCTCCCAGACGTCGCAGGTGTGGATGGACGACGTCCCGCCGGGCACCTTGCGAACGGCGTATCTCATAGCACCATCTCGATTCGGGGCAGCGGGAACAGCATGGTCGTGCCCTTGGCGAGCAGTTCCTCCTCGCGCTCGATGAACTCGGCGCGGAAGGCCCACGGCAGCACCAGCAGCGTGCCGGGACTCTGCTCGCGCATGGACTCCTCGCTGATGATGGGCGACCACACACCCGCCTGCACCAGTCCCCACTTCAACTGGTTCCGCTCGGCCACGGCGGTCAGCAGGTCGGGGATGTCGAGGTACTGGAGCAGCGTGCCGCCCTTGGTCGAGGCGCCGTAGCCGTACAGGGGCTTCGGCAGCACTTCCGCCAGTCTCAACATGCGCTGCTTCCACCGCTGCGCCCGGTTGGCGAAGCGCAGCACCTGCTGGGGGGTGGGAGTGTCACGCGGGTCGGCAGATGGCAGGCCCGGGCTGCGATGCTCGGTGCGGGCGGCCGTCACTCTCATGCTACCGCCGTTGACGTCGTTGTAGGCGACCCGCAGAATCTTCAGACCGTGCCGCTGGTACAGCGCCTCCAGATTGGGCAGGTCGTAGTAGACGTTGTGCTCATGGCAGACGCCGTCCCACGCATTGTCGCGAATCATGGTGGGGGCGTCGTTCAACTGGTTGATCCAGACGCCGTCGGGGGCCAGCGCGGTGGCGATGTCGGCCACGAACTCGTCGGGCTTGTCGAGGTCGTAGAACATGGCCGCCGAGGTGATGACCTGCACATCTCTAAGGCCCGGGTCGGCGCGGAAGTAGTCGAGGATGACGAGATCGGCCGCCTCATGCAGTTCCGCCTTGAAGTTCAGCGCGGGCTCGTAGGCGATGCGGTTGAAACTGTGCGGCACGAACTTCAGCAGCGTGCCGTCGTTCGCGCCGATGTCCACCCACGTCCCCGACTTGTGCCACGCGGCCCCGTCGCGCACCAGATTGAGCAGCGCCCGCTGCATGGTCTGGTTGATGCCCGAGCGATACCAATACTGGCGGTAGACGAGGTCCGGGTCAACGACCTCATGGAGTTGGAGCAGGCCACAGAGGTTGCAGCGGGCCAGCCGGAGCGGGGCGCGCGGGAGGCTGTCGTCCTTCTCGTTGATGAAGCGGGTCAGGTAGTGGTTGCCGAAGTCGATGACGTTCTCCAGTTGGCCTTCGCACACACGGCAGTTGCTGCGTTCGGTGTAGATGGGCACGGGGCTCCTCCTATCTCAGCGGGGGACGTGGGACGGTTTCCAGCCAGTTACGTTCTTCTTCGTCGGCGAAGTCGCCTTGATTCAGTCCTTGGACGGCGATGGCAGTAGCCCCGGGATGCCACGGGGCCACAGACGCACCAGCCTTCCGCATGACCTGATACAACTCGGGGACGAAGGCATCGGCGGCGGCGTCGGCCCAGTCGATCTTGATGCGCGGGTTGACGCGGTACTGCCCGATGCGGGACATCTGCTCAATGAGTCGTTCCAAGCCTGGCGCGCCTTCCACCAGTCGGACGTGGCCATCGACCCAGTAACTCGTCGCTGCTCCAAGGCGTAGTTCCTTTTTGGTGGAATGACGGTGGATTTCATAGAACGGGGGCATCGACTCGTTGGCATCGTGGAAGTAGGACCGCAGGGCGGTTGGGAACGCGCCCTTCACCCCTGCCATCGCCACCTCCGCCGTCATGCCCTTGATGCGCCGCCCCTGATTGCGATACCGCTGCACCGTCGCCACGATGCGCTTGCCAAAGTCCTCCATCCGCCACGTCGGCGAGCCGTAGCCCTCGATGTAGTAGACGTCGCCCGAACCACCGCGGGAGTAGCCCCAGATGGTGTACACGGTCTCGTCCTTGTTGGTCTGCTTGCCGCCGTCCCACAGGGCGAGGTCGATGGTGATGCCGTAGGTCAGGGCCGACCACGGCACCTCGGAGGGCTTGATGATGCACTGGCGCAACTGCTCCCGCGTGATGGGATTCAACTCTGAGAGGGAGGGGTTGTTCAGCACCTGCGCGGCGTAGCGGATGGGGTCGGTGCGCTGGTAGTCCTTCATGCGCCGGTCGGGCCAGACCTTCGGCGTGGTGGGCTTGCCGTCCTTGTCGCGGCCCGCTAGGAAGTAGACGTGCCAGCGCCCGTCCTCCGAAGGCGAGATAGAATCCGTCTCAATACCCTGAAGGCTCTTGACTCCGTCGGCGCTGAAGGCGATGCCGAAGTGGTCCTCGTCGTCGTAGCGGGTTCCCACCCAGACCACGAGGCCGTCACTTTGGATGACCGGAATGAGGGAGGACACTTGG